GTTCGTATTTTTTATTTAATATATCTAGAGTAATTAATCTATTAGCTAGATATCCATTGGTGTAATTTTTTATATGATCTGTCGATTCTATCATTTCAACCGATTGAACAAGAGTTAATTCCCTCATTATATCAACAGCACCTTTTTCTCTAATATTATTAGGAGCTAGAGTATAAACACCCAATATATTTTTATTTTCTATTGCATCCTTGTAAATGGTTTCTAAAGAACCAAAATAAAAAGCTCTGTTAGTTTCAAAAAATAAAAAGTTATTAGCTTTTCCGTTGCTAGGAATAGATTTAGTAGCTATCCAGTTTATGCATCTAAAAGGAGTCCAACCCGGAGATACAAACTTTATATCATTGCTTGTTTCGTTTATGGTTACTAAAGTTGTTGCGGGAGTTTCTAAATTTAGTCCTTTTTCATTAATTAAAAAATTTCTACTTGCTGCAAGATAGTCAAAGTACAAATCATTTACTATTTGATGACCCTTACCTTTAAAACTTTTAAATAAAGGCAATTGAATATCATAAATCAATTCCATTGAAACAAAATGTAAAACAAACAATTGAGTATTATTATCCCTAACAATCTTTCTATTACTTACTTTAAATACTCTAAATGTTTTCTTAATAAAATGACCTGCTTCTTTAAACGATGGAGTAACAAACTCCACATTTAAATATTCTTCTCCAATAATTGGTACTAAGTCAATTAGGTTCCTACTATCAGAAAGTAGTATATCGCCATAAAGGTTGTTGGAAAAAATATCCTCGTAAAGATTGAATTCTACTAAAAATTCTTTTAAATCAAATACAGTGTTTTTACTGCTAATTAGATTTAGCTCAGTTATCTCAACAGCACCAGCTTTTTGTAATCCTGCAGCATTAGACATTTATATCAGACATCTTTGATTGAAAATCGTTTATAACTTTTTGTATATACTGTGGTTTTAAAATTTTAATTCTTCGCTTTGATTCATTTGCCTCGTCTTCAAAATTAAAATTTGTAACTGGAGTACCTGACACTATAGTAACGTTGGAGATAGTGACATTACTAAAACTAGTTAAATTGTTTGTAACTACGTTAGTAGCTTGAAAGCCTCCTTTAGAGGCTGTAACAATAATTTGTGTGTTAGTTGGCTTAGATGTGATGTACCCTTCACCGGCATTTCCTAAATTATAAACCACATCTCCAACCTGGTAAGTAGTAAAAGTAGATCCATTCAACACCACATTTCCAGAAACCGTGTGACCTTGGTTATTTACATAATGATGCACGGCGTTGATATTTCCGTACTTAGATTCCACATATGTTTTAAGTTGAGTTTGAGATAGTACCCAATCAAATCTAGGGTCAATAATATCATTAGTGTGTAAAATTATCCAATGTAGTTCTGAATTACCATAAATTTTAAATGCAGTTATTTCAGGCGTTTCTCCATCTACGATATCATACTCATCATACAAAGAAAAATTATCTTTTAATTCATCTGTAAAAATTGTCCGCATTAAAATATTGGTAACAATTTGAACAGAAGTTCTATCATCTAAAGTAAAGTAAGTGGTAGGTAAATTAGTAAAATACATTAGAAGCCTTTGTCAATTTGATCTTTCGTAAGAATTTCAGTTTCCCTAAACGTGAGAGATAAGTTTACTTCTGTTGGATATCCGGTATCTAAAAAACTAGAGTAAGTATCTCCCCCATATGTAACATCCATAGATTCTAATACGCAAGGTTTAAAATTGTGTAAATACTCATTCTTTTTATCTTTATAGAAATATGAAATTTGAAACTCAGATGGATATATAAAAAATAGTTTATTAGTACTCAGTTCCGGATGCATGTGGAATTTAAATTTATCAATTATAGATTTTACATGCTTTGATTCTGATTCACTTTTAGGTAAAAATCTATACTTAAATGAAAATGATCTGAAATCAATAGACTCAAATAAAACTTCTTTGAATGGATTTAATGCAACTTTAGCAGAAGCTCCTAAAATTTCAGCTGGAGACCCAATGCCCAACGCAGAAGGCACTTTGGCAAAATTTAAAGCTATCGCTGCTCCAGCTTCCCCTCCTGCCTTCAAAGCAGATGCCATTGAATCAATACTCGATATCGATCCTACTATACCAGCCAGTGTCCCTAATTCTTTATTGCTATACTGAGCGTTGTATCTCACAGAAGGAGGGTCATTAATATACAACGCAATTGCATCTTTTATTCTATAGGTGGTATCGGGTTTAAGCATTTCCGATTTAGCCAAAGCTACTCCAGTCAATGCACCAGCAGCAGCACCTGAACCTTTAATAAGAGTATCTTTTAATCCACCCGATCCAGCTGGCCTATAGTTGGAACCTGTAGCTTTTTCTTTTTCGTTTAATTTACCGGCAAAGTTTAATGCTAGACTAGCTATTCCAGCACCAGCAGCAGCACCAGCTAAAGCAGCTGTAGCGGTGGCAGCTTGAGATAGTTGATCTTCGGAAAGTTGAGCAGAATCTTCTCTTATTACCACCTCGAGTCTTTGATCCCTATTAAACTTAGATTTACCTCTAACGTTTATATTAAAAAGTACAAATTGCTTAAAATTATCCGTCGATCCTAATCCTTCGGGATATTGAAAAACATTGAGTTTTGGATCAAATGGCGAAGTTCTGTACTTTTCAACATTAGTTTCAATTGTTCTTTCAAAATCTTCGTAGTAAACTGGCATTTTTTTTGGATAAATAAATTGAGGACTTTATATTTATTGTGAAATGTACAAAGAAACTTATAAAGGGCGGTATAGAATACAAAACCCTAAAAAATACAAAGGTGATGTGTTTGATGTAATCTATAGATCGTCCTGGGAATTCAAATTTATGAAATGGTGTGATTTCAACTCTTCCATATTAGAGTGGGGGTCAGAAACTATGGTTATTCCATATAAATCACCAGTAGATAATAAGATACATCGTTATTTTGTAGATTTTTATATTAAGGTTTTAGATAAAAACGGACTAATTACAAAATATTTAATAGAAATTAAACCAGAAAGATTTACTAAGCCTCCTCTAATTCCACAAAAACAAACTAAGAAATTTATTGAAGAAGTTTTTACTTATGGAGTTAATCAATCAAAATGGAAGGCAGCAAATATTTTTTGCGAAGACAGAGGTTGGAAATTTCTAGTACTAACGGAAAAAGATCTTGGTATTAAAAAATAATGGCTAATAACGTTTTTTCAACCTTAAGAACACAGGCAGGAGATGTTGAGAGATCTTCTCAATGGTATCAAACTCAAATAAGGAAGTTAGGTAGAATTCAAACTACCCAACTTATGAGGGAGGGAAAGTTGGTAAATAACATTTTTCCCGGTGAAATGTATTTGTTTGGTTATGATCCTAAGCTAAAGGATAAGCTTCCTTTTTACGATTTGTTTCCATTAGTATTACCCTTTAGGAAGTTTAGTGGTGGGTTTGTTGGACTTAACTTACATTATCTACCCTACCTTTTAAGATTTAGAATTTTAGGTTTTTTATCAGATTATACAAACAACGAAAAGATGGATGAAACTACAAAATTAAACTTTTCGTGGAGAATATTAGAAAGTGCCTCAAAATTGGCACCAGCTAGAGCTTGTGTAAGAAGATATCTTAACGATAATATACAAACAAGGTTTTTAAGAGTACCGTTTCCAGATTGGATTATTGCTTCACAATTACCAGTTGAAAGTTTTGAAGGTGCATCCAAAAATACCGTCTGGACAGAAATAAGGAAAAAATACTAATGGCCACATTCAGTTTAGCCAACTTTCAAGCTCAAGTAAAGTCTAGAGGTTTAGCTAGATCTAATAGATTTGAAGTTTTAATTAAACCTCCCAGAATTGGAGGAAGCGTAAACTCAGAAAATTCTAGACTTGTAAGTTTATTTGCAGAAATTTCCAACTTTCCCCCTTTAAATTTATCTGTAAGACCTTTGAAGATAGCTTCTGGTCCTTCAGAGCAAAGACCAATCGGATCTGAATATGGTGGGGACGGAATAAGCATGACTTTTCATGTTGATAGAGAAATGAAAGTAAAAAAATTTTTTGATGATTGGATGGAAACTATTATAGATAGAGATTCCTTTGAAGTTAGATTTCAAGAAGACTATAGAAGTGAAATAACTATTAATCAGTTAGACGAAAGAGATCAAATAACATACGGAGTAGATTTGTTAGAAGCTTTTCCTCGTAGTATGAACTTAATGGATTTAAATCAAGCTTCTCAAAACCAAACACACAGATTAAATATTATTTTTGCATATCGTTTGTGGAGAAGAACAGATTTATCTGCTCGCAAGAAAGGAATACCTTTAGTCTCTCCTTCTATTGTACCAAACCTCTCTACGAACACTCCCGTGAGAAACTTTGCCTCTTTTTCGTGGAGTTCAGATAACAACCCAGGTGGAACTGGAGCAGATCAAGGAAGTAACTTTCCTCTGTCGCCTTAATTTTATGGAGATATTATGCCTTTACCAATTCTTGAAGTACCAACTTATGAATTAATTTTACCTTCAACCGATAAGCCAGTAAGATTTAGGCCATTTTTAGTTAAAGAGCATAAAGTTTTACTTACTATGGCTGAAGCAAGCGAAGACGAAGTAATTAGGATTGTAAACGAAATAGTAGATGTGTGTACGTTTCAAAAGTTAAATACTAAAGAACTTACTCACTTTGATGTTGAATACATTTTTATGCAACTAAGAGCAAAGTCTATTAGTGAAAAAGTTGAAGTGGTGATTACTTGTGCTAACTGTAAAGAGAACTACGATTCTAATTTTAATATTGAAAATTTAAAGGTAGAAAAAAAAGATAACCACACTAATAAAATTATGATTAATAATAGTGTTGGTGTACATATGAGATATCCAAAGTTTGATTCTGTAGTAAAAATTTACGAATCAGATAACACAGAAGAAGTATTTAAAATGGTTAAAAAGTGTGTTAAAGGAGTGTTTCAAGAAGATCAGTATTGGGATATAGATGAACAGTCTGAAGAAGATTTAGATATTTTTATAAACAGTTTAACTAAGGAGCAGTTTGAAAAAATAGAGCAGTTTTTTATTACGTCTCCAAAAATAGTACAAGAAGTAGAATCGGATTGTCCTAAGTGTGGACATCATAATACTTCACGAATAGAAGGACTGCAAAATTTTTTCGTCTAACCCTTTCTCAGGAAAGTTTAATTAACTATTTTAGTATGAATTTCTCGTTAATGCAACATCACAAATATTCATTAACTGAAATAGAAAATATGATGCCTTGGGAAAGGGAAGTTTATATTACAATGTTGGTAGATTTTGTAAAGAACGAAAACGAAAGACTTAAAATTTTAAAACAAAACTCAAAGCATATTTAAATGGCTATAATTACTCCAGGCAGCGACGAATTTAAAAGTGCAATATCTGACCTCTCAAAAAAGAGCATTAATGCTTTGGATCAAGAATCTAAGGCAAAAGAGGTTAGAGAAAAACAAACTAAGCTTTTAGAAAGTATAAATGAAAATTTAAAGAAAATTCATGAATCTTT